ATTGAAAACGCAACCAGCTGGAGAGATATTGCACAGATAAGAAAAAGAATTAAAAATAAATCCTATAAAGAATTAAAATAGTATATTTGTTTTGTCGCTGGGACAATCAAGATTTTTAAGTGTTACGTTAGTAAGAGTCCCACCCTCTGAAAGCGTAGCACTTTTTTTTTAACTAAAATTTATGGCGGAAAACAAGAAAAGCTTTTTACTCTATTGTGATTTAATCCACACAGTAAAGAAGCTGAATGATGAACAGGCAGGTAAACTGTTTAAACACGTTTTAGAGTACGTTAATGACTTTAATCCAGTAACTGAAGACATTATAACAGATTTATGTTTTGAGCCAATTAAACAAAACTTAAAAAGAGACCTGCGTAAATACGAAAGTACTTGTGAAAAAAGAAGTGAGGCAGGTAAAAAAGGAATGCAAAAGAGATGGGGAAAAGATAACAAGGATAACAAAAATAACAAGTGTTATAAACCTATAACAAACATAACTGATAAAGATATAGATATAGATAAAGAGAAAGATATATACAGAAGCTTCGCTCATTTGTCTATTTCAGAAAAGGAGTTTAAGAAATTAGAAGTAGATTATACTAAACAACAAATAGATAGTGTTCTGGATGCAATAGAAAACTTTAAGAAAAACACGAATTATAAAAGTTTATATTTGACTGCAAAGAATTGGCTAAAGAAATTACCGAAAGACGAACACGAAGATAAATTAACTAAACAAGCTAAAAGACTGGGATATGTTAAGTAAAGGAATACACACTAAATATTTATTAGATTATAAACACGGAAGAATAAAGCAGGGATTAGAGATAGGATGTGCTTTAGATGATCACATAGTTTTTAAGCCTAAACAACTAAATATTATTTTAGGACACGACAATGTAGGGAAAAGCTATTTCGTGTTTTGGTACTTTCTTACTCTTGCACTTAAACACGATTTAAAGTTTTGTTTATGGGCAGGAGAAAACCAGTACGGACAAATTATGAGGGACTTGATACAGATGTATACAGGGATTCCTTTTAAAGAATTAGACGATAAACACATAACAAGCTATTCAACTTTTTTAGAGCAGTACTTTGATTTCATAGACAACAGTAAACTATATACACCAAAAGAGTTATTAGAGGAGTTTAGAAAAACGGATGCTGATTGTTGTTTAATAGATCCGTTTACTGGATTAAGCAGAGAGTATGGGTACGAAGGAAATTATGAGTTTCTAAATATGGCGAGGCAGTTTGTAAACGAAACAGGAAAAACTATTTACATAAACACACATCCTACAAGTGAAAGCGGAAGAGCAGGAAATTTATTTGCTAAAGGTCATATGTGGGAGGGACACTTAAAGCCTCCAATGGCTGCTTATGTTGAGGGCGGAAAATCTTTTTTGAATCGCTGCGACGATTTTATAACTATTCACAGACTCGTAAAACACGAAACTATGAAATATGTAACTTTGATAAGTGTAGATAAAATCAAAGACACGGATACAGGGGGAAAGCATACTTTATTAGATGAGTATATTTTTTGTGATTTTAACAGGGGTTTAGGATTTGAAATAGAGAGTGTAAACCCATTAAGTAAAGTAAGATGAATAGCGTAGAAATACTAAAAGCCAAAATAAATTTAAAGACAACTTTGTTAAAGCTTAAAATAAGCATAGAAGAAATACAAAGTAAACATCCAGAGCGCAAAGATTTATTAATAAGTATGTTAGATTCGCTTGACGATGTAGCACATTTTCAATCCGTTTTTATGGAGTTGGAAGACGAATATTTATTAGAGTGTAAAGCTACTTTTAGGCTACAGTTAATTATCGCACAACAAAAACACGAAATAGAAAAGCTAAAAGAAATAATAAACGATTCAAAAATAGAACTATAAATGCCGAGATGTAAAAACTGCAAGGAGAAGTTTGAAGCCGTACATTTCAATCAAAAGTATTGTTTTAAAAGTGAGTGCAGTAAAGTCTGGATAGAAAAAGCCAAAGCACAAAACTGGAAGAAAGAAAAGAAACAACTAAAAGACGAATTAGAAACAGTCCAAAGCCTCACTAAAAAGGCACAGAGATACTTCAACACGTACATTCGTGAACGTGACAAGGGTAAACTATGTATTTCGTGCGAAAAGCCGTTAGAACGCAAATTTGATGCAGGGCATTATTTTTCAAGTACACACAAAAATATTACATTCAACGAACTGAACGTACACGGACAATGCGTTTTTTGCAATCAGCACCAGCACGGCAACTTATTAAACTATCAAATAGGAATAGAAAGACGAATAGGAGCAGATGAATTAATAAAACTGCACGAAGAAGCACACAAGATAAGAAAGTACACAAGAGAAGAACTAAAAGATATAATAGAATTGTATAAACAAAAAAAGAAAGATGCAAGTAAGTGACGATATGATGGAATTAGCAAAAGTATGGAGTGATTTTAAAGGTAACAAGCACACGATTAGGAATGATCACACAAAATGGTTAGCTTCTAATTTAGCAGAAATTGCCTTTGCTAAAAAATATCCAGATGCGATAAGAATTAGCGACACGGATTATAACGCAGACTTTATTTTAAAAAACAAAAGAATTGACGTAAAAACTAAAGAAACAATATATAAAATAAAGCCAGATTTTCAAGTAGCTATTGAGGCAAGACAAATTGATTATAGAGTTGACTGGTATGCGTTTTATTCTTACAATCCAAAATTAGAACAGATATTTTTTTTAGGATGGAAAAGCAAACAAGACTATATAGAAGAAAGCTATTTAGTAAAAAAAGGGGAACTGGACAAGTTAAATAATTGGATAGCATTAAAAGATTGTTATAATTTAAAAGTAAGTAAGTTATTAAAATAATATTATTTGTATATACCTATATTATTGTTATATTTGTGTACACAATTAAAATTTATGATATGAAGAAAACAATAATCGAAAGACTGGCGATAATCCAGCAAGAGTTAAAAGCTCCAAAGAATCAGTTTAATAAATTCGGCAACTACAAGTATCGTTCGTGCGAGGATATTATGGAAGCAGTTAAGCCATTACTTAACGGATTGGTATTGAATCTTACTGACGAAGTAAAAGAGGCAGCAGGTTATATGTATGTTGAAGCGACTGCAATGATAACAGACGGTGACAAGATGCAGGCGGTTAAAGCACAGGCAGGAATTAATCCAGATAGAAAAGGAATGGACATAGCCCAGTCGTTTGGAAGTAGCAGCTCTTATGCTCGTAAATATGCCTTGAATGGCTTATTTTTGATAGACGACAATCGAGATAGTGACGCTACAAACACACACGGCAAGGATGAGCCAAAGAAAAAAACGAAGAAAAAAATAACTACTTCAAGATTCGAAGAAGCTATAGTAGCCATTCAAGATGGGCGTTACTCAAAGGACGAATTAAAAACGAAGTTCGAATTAACAAGCCTACAGTCTAAAGCTTTAGAGTTATGTTGAAGATTAGATGTAGTGCGTTAGGCAAAATAATGACTAACTCACGAAGCAAGTCTGAAGTATTGAGTAAGACTTGTAAGACGTACTTACAGGAGTTAGCTATAGAAGAGATGTACGGCATTAAAAAAGAGTTCTCCAGTAGATACACGGATAAAGGAAATATCGTAGAACGAGAGGCGATAGATTTAGCACAGGAGAATCTTGACTTTGGCTTTATGTATAAGAACGAAGAACACTTTAACAATGATTACTTGACAGGAACGCCAGACGTAAACACGGACTCCATTTTATTAGATGTTAAGAGCAGCTACGATGGAACTACATTCCCTTGGTTTGCTACGGAGATTCCAAACAAAGACTACTATTTTCAGTTGATGGGCTATATGGCTTTATGTAACAAAAGAAAATCAATTCTTGCTTATTGCCTTATAAACACACCGAGCGAAATTGTAGAAGATGAAGTAAGGAGGGCGCATTGGAGCAGTCACTTGATAGATGAAAGCGAAGAGTTAAGAGCAGAAGTAGAAGCGAAGCACAACTTTGATCATATACCTGCAGAAAAACGAATCAAAACATTCGACATAAAGTACGATAAGGATGTAGTAAAAGCAATCTACGATAGAATAAAAGAGTGCAGAGAATATTACAAAACTTTAATAGATGAAAACAGATAAATTAATTTTAGACGCTTGTTGTGGTGGTAGAATGTTTTGGTATGATAAAGAAAACAAAAGTGCTTTATTTATGGATAAACGAAAAGTAGAAAAGGGTGCATTTAAAAATAATTGGAATCCAAACTGGTGTGTTAATCCAGACGTAATAGCTGATTTTAGAAATATGCCTTTTAAAGATAATAGTTTTAAGATTGTTGTATTCGACCCCCCCCACTTGTACAATGGAAGTATGAAAAGTGTAATAAATAAAAAGTATGGCTTACTAAACAAAGAAACGTGGAAAGAAGATATTGTAAATGGATTTAAAGAATGTTACAGAGTATTAGACGATTATGGAACTTTAATTTTTAAATGGAACGATGCAAATATAAAACATTCTGAAGTAATTAAATTATTTCCTGTAAGCCCTTTGTTCGGTGATTTTAGCGGAAAGACAGGGAAAACAATTTGGTGTACATATATTAAAATACCTAAACAATGAAAACACGAAAGACTAAAATAATAACAATAAGAGTAACAGAAGAAGAGAAGAAGCTTTTAAAAGCAGAAGCAAAGCGTAAGCGAAAATCGTTAAGCGCATATATTTTAAGTAAAACAATTTAAGTAATGGAGCAGAAAAATAACACAGGAGCAATCTTTAAGAACGACTACAAAAAAACGGAATCACATCCAGATTACAAAGGCAAAGCTTTAATTGATGGAGTAGAGAAAGAAGTAGCACTATGGCTAAACGAGTCCAAGAGTGGAACGAAATATTTTAGCGTTAAGTTTAGTAAGCCTTATCAAGCTGAAGTAGAAGCAGGAGGTAACGAGGATGCAAAAACGAATATTAGAGAGGGACTAAAGCAGGACGACTTGCCTTTTTAGACTATAACTATAAACAACAGAGAGCGTACAGTAATGTGCGCTTTTTTTATTATATTTGTTATGTTCGTCTTTATCGCCGTATGGTTGTAAAAACATTTAAAGGTCACTTGTGGTAAGGTGGCCTTTTTTTTGTTCACAACTTTTTGTTAATAACTTCGTCTTTACATTGTTAAAAAATAATCGCTAAATTTGTTTAGAATCTAATCAATGAACTGGCTTAAAGAAGTTGCAAAGTTTCACGCTGACTATTTGAGAATCGTACAGAGTTACGGAGAAGACTTCTACGCAGAGGATATAGTACAGGAAATGTATATAAGATTAGACAAATATTCTGCTGCTGAAAAGGTCATAAAAAAAGATGGAACAGTAAACAGGGCATACATACATTTTACGTTAAGAAATATATTTAAGGATTTAATGAATGAACGGTCAAAGCATAGGAAAGTAGATTTAGATGAAGCGAAGCATTTAGGAGTGGAGTATGATTACATTCCAAGAAGCAAAGGGCAAATGATACTTGAGGCAAAAATCAACGAAGAAACAAGAAACTGGCACTGGTTTGATGTAAAGCTTTTTAAGATATATAGAAACGAGGGCAAGAGTATGCGTGAACTATCTAAAGAAACACGGATAAGCACAAGCACAATATTTCACAGGATAAAGTACTGTAAAGAAAGACTAAAAGAAAACATAGGAGAAGACTACGAAGATTATATTAACGAAGATTATGAAAAGATATGAGTAACGAGAAACCGAAAACAAGAAAAAAACGAACTACTAAAAAGAAAGAATCCAAAGGAGTTGGAGACATAGTAGAAACAGTATTAGAAAAAACAGGAATAGCGAAAGCTGCAAAGTTCATACTTGGCGAAGATTGCGGATGTGAAGAAAGGAAGAAGAAGCTAAATGAGATGTTTGCAAGATTCAAAAAGCCAGAGTGCCTACAGGAAGACGAATACAAGTATATCAAAGAATGGTTTTCTAAAGACAGGGACAGAATGAAACCTACTGAACAGAAAGCAATGTTAAAAATATACAATAGAATATTTAATATAAAGCAAAATCCTACAAGCTGCGCAAGTTGTTTAAGAGATATAAACAACAAAATGAAAGTTGTATATGAAGCCTATGAAGATTAAGATCACAGGCAACGCAGTAAGGCATAAGAAGAGAATCAAAGAACTACGCTTACAGTTTGAAAGTACAGGAGCAGAAGTGGAAGTAGTTTACAAAAACACGAATCACATTAAGATAGAAAACATAAACACAGAAGACTATGGGGAATAAGGGCAGACCAAAAAAAATAGAAAGCGCAGAAAAGCTAAAAGAGATGTTTATAGAGTACAAGGAAAACACGAAAGAAAATCCAAGATTTAAATACCATCTAAACCAAAGAAGCGGAGATATGGTAGGAGAACCTTTAGAAGTTCCTTACACAATGGAGGGCTTCGAGATATTCTGCTGGGAAAATTACGACTGCACAATTAAACATTATATAGAGAATAGTAACAAAAGCTACGAAGATTTTTGTACTATCGCTACACGCATACGCAAGGAAATACGAGACGACCAGATTAAAGGCGGTATGGTAGGGCAGTATAATGCAAATATCACGGCAAGGCTAAACGCACTAAAAGAACAGATAGAACAAACGAATATAGAGCAACCTTTATTTCCAGATGTTTCAGAGAACGACAGCGATAAATAAAATACTTGCTTTAAAAAAACGAATCAAAATCGTTCAAGGCGGAACAAGTGCAGGGAAAACTTTCGGCATTATTCCTATTCTCATAGATAAAGCCACAAAAACAAAAGGACTTGAAATAAGTGTAGTAGCAGAATCTATTCCACATCTTCGTAGAGGTGCTTTAAGGGACTTCTTAAAGGTTATGAAGTGGACTAATAGGTTCATAGATGAACGCTTCAATAAAAGCCTCTTAAAATACGAATTCTCAAACGGAAGTTTTATAGAGTTCTTCAGTTGTGACGATGCAAGTAAGTTAAGGGGTGGGCGTAGAGACATCCTATATATAAACGAATGTAACTCCGTACCATTTGAAAGCTACAACGAACTATCTATAAGAACAAAACGAGAAGTATTTTTAGACTACAATCCAACGGCAGAATTTTGGGTACAGACAGAACTTGAAGACCAAGAAGATGCGGAGAAGATAATCTTAACATACAAGGATAACGAAGCACTTGATAACGGAATCATAAGCCAAATAGAAAAGAACATAAAGAAAGCAGCGACAAGCAACTATTGGAAAAACTGGGTGGATGTTTATGTGAACGGGGTTATGGGAAAACTTGACGGCATCGTTTTCGGCAATTGGAAGCAGATTGATACTATTCCAGAAGAGGCAAGACTGATAGGCATAGGACTTGACTTTGGATATACGAATGACCCTACTGCGATAATCGAAGTCTATAAATATAATGAAACACGAATACTTAACGAAGTGAAATATCAAACAGGCTTATTAAATTCAGATATAGCAAAAATACTGCCTATGAATATTCCTGTAATAGCAGATAGCGCAGAGCCAAAAAGTATAGATGAGATAAGAAGATACGGCAACGGAATTATGATAAAGGGAGCAACGAAAGGAAGGGACTCTATAAGCTATGGAATTGATGTAATGCAAAGGGAGGATTATCTGGTAACAAAGCAAAGCACGAATCTAATAAAGGAGTTAAGGAGCTACTGTTGGGACACGGATAAAACAGGCAAAAGACTAAACAAACCTATTGACCATTTTAACCACGCTATTGATGCAATACGCTATCACGAAATGGAGACTTTAGGATTGAACAAGAACTACGGCAGCTATTCCGTGATATAGTGGTATAACAAAAACACGAATAAAAAGTTATTAAGATATGAAGATTGATTTATTACTTCCAAATTCATTAAGCGAAATACCATTAAGCAGGTATCAAGAGTTTGTAGAAATGAAAGAGAATAGCAATGACGAAGAATTTATAGCTAATAAAATGATTCAGATCTTCTGCGGAATGAAGCTTGGAGATGTAGCAAAGATTAAAATTAAAGACTTGAATGAATTGATAGCGCACTTTACAAAAGTATTTAGTGAGAAGCCTCAACTGATAAGGCAGTTTAAAATCAAGGATATAGAGTTTGGATTTATTCCGAAGTTAGACGATATAACATTTGGAGAGTATGTTGATTTAGAAAGTCATCTTAAAGACTGGAAGACATATCACAAGGCTATGGCGGTTCTATACAGACCTATCAAAGATAAATACAAAGACAAGTACAGTATAGTAGACTACGAGCCTAACGAAGATATGCAGGACTTGATGAGGTTTGCGCCTTTGGATGTAGCGATAAGTGCGAGTGTTTTTTTTTGGAGCATCGCAAAAGAATTACTAACACATACAATCAGTTATTTACAGAAGCAGATGAAGATGATGACGAGTTCACTCGATATTCAGAACGACACCAATTTTCAAAGCAATGGGAATGGTATCCAAGCATCTATGCACTCGCTAAAGGAGATGTTACCAAGTTTGACGAAGTTACAGGATACCGACTTACTAAATGTCTCACCTATCTCACGTTCGAGAAACAGAAAAACGAAATCGAAGCTAACGAGCTTAAGCAACAAATGAAATAAATATGGACTACTTTAACATAATAGACAAACTAAAAGAACACTTTGATAATGAGCCTTTAATAACTACAGTTACACAGGGGGACATCTTTGAAATCGACTTAAATAAACAAACACTTTTTCCGCTTGTACATTTAATTGTAAACTCGGCAACTTTTGAGGGTTCAGTAGTACGTTACAATATCAGTATTCTGGCGATGGATTTAGTAGACATAACAAAAGAAGAAACGGTAAGTAAGTTCGATGGAAACAATAACGAGTTGTGGGTAATGAATACTATGTTACAAGTTCTTAACAGGTGTTATGAGTTGTTAAGAAGAGGCGACTTGTATACTGAAAAATATCAAATAGACGGACAACCGAGTGCAGAGCCTTTTACAGAACGCTTTGAAAATAAGCTGGCAGGCTGGACACTAACCTGCGATATATTGATTCCATCAGATATGACTATTTGCTAATGGCGGAATTTAAAAACATACAAGAACTATTAAATGACTTTAAACACAAAGTTATAGCTGAAGCAAAGCAAGGAATGCCGAGAAGTACAGGCGGACTTGCAAACAGTTTAAAGGGGTATGTTAAAGAATCTAAAAGAAGTATTCAAATATCTTTTGAAATGGACGAGTACGGCTTCTATCAAGATAAGGGAGTAAAGGGAAAGAATAGTTCTTCAAAAGGAAACGGACAAAATAAATCGCCTTATCAATTCGGAACAGGCAGTTCGCTTATAGGAAAGTCCAAAGGTGGTATGAGTGGAGTGATGGCGAAATGGGCAAAGCAAAAGGGCATACAATGGAAGAATAAAGAAACAGGCAAATTTATGAGTCATAAGAGTATGGGCTATATTATAGCACGAAGCATTTACTCTAAAGGTTTAAAGCCGAGTTTATTCTTTACCAAGCCATTTGAAAAATACTATAATAGATTACCAGATGAACTAATGGAAATGTTCGGATTTGATATGGAAAAACTATTCTCACAAATATTAGACGAAAACTTTAAAAAACTTAAATAATGAATTTATCAAGAAGTCCTTACATCATAGAAGTAGATGACGCTACGCAAACAGGAAGCAAAGTAGAAATATATTTGTGGAATACAGGAAGCCAACCTGCAAGTCCACAGTACACACTTGATAAGTTAATACCTGCTTCAAACAATACAAAGACGTACTACAATATTTCGCCTTATGTTAGAGAGTATTTTGGTATGACGAAATGGTCAAACATATATAACAGTTATGATGTTGCTATAAACACGGATTATGCAGTAAATTATCACGTTGACGTTTATAATTTTATAGGGGGTGTTTATGTATTGAATGTTTCAGAAAGTCAAACAGGGGAATTTATGGACGGCTATTCATATTTTATGGATGGGCAAAATAAGCCTTTTCAAGATACGGTACTACTAACGGAGGGGACATATTTCTACAACTATAATGCCTTACTCCCTACAAGTCAGTCTAACAATATGGCTGGAAGTTTTGATATGCTTGGTCAAGCAGCTGACAAGATAGTTTACACTAATTTAAGCACAGGCACACAACAGGTTTATACGCTTACAGTAGATGGAATAAAAACCTTTGCAAGAGTATATGAGCCTTATTTAGCAGATGGAAATAAGGTAGAGCATAGAGATGGATTCGGTGCTACTATTTGGGAGGGAAACTTTGAGCCACAATGTGAGCCGAAGTATTCTCCTGTAGCAGTAGACTTTATAAATCGTTTCGGTAGTTGGAGTCGTATCTGGTTTCAAAAAGCAAAGAGCAGAAGTATTGCCGTAAAGACGAATGAATACAAATTCAATCCAGCTTCGCTTCCTTTTACACCAAGCGACAACGGACAGATTAAAGAATTTAATACTAACGCCAAAGAATCTATAAAGCTTAATACAGGATGGGTAAACGATTTATATGGCGAGTACATTCAAGAATTAATGTTAAGTGAAAGAATTACTTTATTAGATTACGATTACAACACGGATTATACACCTGTCAAGATAAAAACGAAATCACTTGAAAAGCAAAAAGGAATAAACAAAGGAACGATAAATTATACTTTAGAATTTGATTTTGCATACGACTTAATTAATACAGTAGTATAATGAGAACAGTACAAGTTTATATAGAGGGTCAAAGATTAGACCTATTCAAAGACGAACAGATAAGCGTTACTTCTATACAACAGAACGTCCAAGATATTAGCAAAGTAATGACTGACTTCTCGCAATCGTTTTCCGTTCCTGCTACTCCATCTAATAACGCAATCTTTCAACACTTCTACCAGAACGATGTACAAAGTACGATAGATCACAATATAAGAAGAGATGCACACATAGAAATAGACTTAACTACATTCAGAAGAGGTAAGATGAGCCTTGAAAAATCTGAAGTAAAAGATAATGAAGCCTATAGCTATCAGATTACATTCTATGGAGACATCACAAGCTTAAAGGATAAGTTCGGAGAAGATAAAATGCAAGACTTAACTTTACTAAACATCTATGCACATCCGTATACGGCAACAGAAATAGAAGATAGGATAACAGACGGCACAACGGCAGACGTAATAAGGTATCCATTAATCACAAGAAGATATCTACAGTACAACAATCCTGCATTACCAAACGATGACATAAACACGGATACAGGAGCAATTAAGTTTAATGAATTATTTCCTGCTATAAGAGTTCCTGCTATACTTGGAGCGATGCAAGGAAAATACGGAGTAACATTTGAGGGGACTTTTTTAACAGATAAGAGATTTCAAAATTGCTTTTTACACTGTCAAAATAGTAATGATTTTGAATTTTATACAACTACTGAAGATGTAGATTTTACAACAGGAGGGGAAAGCTCGTTTAATCCAAGTAGTGATTTATATACAAAATATTTTAGTTTAGCAGATGACACGCTTACAATAGTGCCTGTAAATTTCTTTACACAATTTGGAGTAAATCCAACAAGTCAATTCTGGGAAGACCAAATAAAACATAGAGTATTTTTACAATCATTTTGTTCAAGCGTAACGGCAACGTATTATATTGATGTTTTTATCAATGGAGTTTTAAGTATAACTGTACCAGGTCAAAACGGAACTTATCAACAGGTGCATCAAAGTAATAATAACATTAACGTACAAGATGTATTAAACTTTAGGGTTCGTGCAACAGAAAGCACCACAGTAAATATTTCTTGCAGATATGTCCAAGATGGTTCAGACCCATCTTTATTTCCATCAACTTATACAAATGAATTCTCTGCAAGTTCATCAACTTTATTAAGTGGAGATATTGACCCTATTGCCTACTTGCCAGATATGAAAGTAGTAGACTTCTTTACAGGAGTGCTTAAAGAATTTAATTTAACTTGTTATGGTTTATCAGATGGAGTCTTTCAAGTTGAGCCCTTGGACGATTGGTACGCAAAGGGTGCTATTGTAGACATTACACAATACACGGATATAAAAACTATTAAAGTAGATAGGATTAAATTATTTAGAACTATAAACTTTAAATATCAACAAAGCGAAAACATATTGAACTCACAATTTAGAGATTTATTCGGCAGGGAATATGGAGATGCTGAAGAAACTTTCGATTACGATGGTGGCGAATACAAGATAGAGCAGCCTTTTGAAAATATGCAAATGAATAGATTCACAGGAACGGACTTACAAGTAGGCTTTACAATCAATAAAGATTTGCAGACTTATGTCCCTAAACCTATGCTACTGTATATGTATGATGAAACACCTGCTACGTTTAGATTTAATAAGGGAACGAGTATAGTAACTTTATCGGAGTATATGCCTTTCGGACAAGATGTAGATGTATTGACTGAAAACTTTAGTTTAAATTTCAATGCAGAAATTTCTACACTTACTGGATTGATTGAACAAAATACTTTATTTGCTACATACTATGCGCCTTATTTACTTAATCTATTCAACTTAAAGAACAGGCGAACAACCGTAAAAACGAATCTACCTGTAAGCTTACTTACTGAATTACGTTTGAATGACAGAGTAATAATAAGAGATAAGCGATATATTATAGAGTCTATGAAATCTTCTTTAACTACTGGAGATGTAGATTTTGTACTTATCAATGACTTTAGGCCACTTCTTACTGGTGGAGGAATTATAGAACCTATCAAACCAAGTGAGGATGCTCAATGCTTTGATGTTAGAATATTGTTTCCTAATGGCGCAAAGTTGGCTACAGTAACGACTACAGATGCAGGAGTAACGATAACGCCAAGCACATTGAATAGCGAGGGCGTAGTAGAAGTTTGTATACCTGCGAATCCAAACACTACAACAGTATTAAAAACTGAAGACGATTTAGACTACATAAACACGGAGGACTTAAGCTACAGAATAAGAACAGAGGGAGGTACTGTTGCAATTTATACTTTGTTAGTTACTTACACTTATTCTAACGGCACACAAACTACTAATCAAATATTCATACAACAACAACCATAAAGATGTTAAAACATATAATAGACTTACTACAGATAGACGATTTCTACGAGGGCAGTTATAACGTTCAAGTGGCTAAAGGTTTATACAATTATGAGACAGGAGTAAAAGGAATATACAAGCAAAAGAAAAGAATGCAATTGCTAAAAAAACGAATTAAAAAATAACTCCAATGGCGGTAAAGAAAACTATAAACATAGACATTAATAACAATGCTGAAGAAACGGCAAAGGATTTTGATACGTTAAATAAATCCATAAACCAAACAACAAAAAGCACAAAGAATTTAGACGCTACTTTTGAAGAAGTCTACGGAGAGTTGCAGCCTCTTACAACGAGGATGGGCGAAGCTGAAGATAGGCTTTACGAATTAAGTTTAGCAGGAGATACTACAAGCAAGGAGTTTCAAGAACTATTAACTAAAGTAGGTCAGTATAGAAAAGTCCAAATTCAAACTGACATCGCAGTAGATGGAGCAGCGAAGACTATGACGCAAAAGTTAGGAAGCGCACTTACAGGAGCGACTTCTGGTTTTGCACTTGCACAAGGTTCTATGGCTTTATTTGGAAGCGAAAACGAAGCACTTGAAAAATCACTTCTCAAAGTGCAGGGGGCTATGGCTATTCAGCAAGGAGTACAAGGATTATCAGACTCATATAAAGAACTTCAGATAGGCACTAAATTAGCAGCAGTAGCACAATATGCTTACACTACGGCAGTAGGCACAAGTAGTGGCGCTATGAAAGTGTTCCGTTTAGCATTAATTAGTACGGGAATCGGTGCGCTGATTGTAGGATTGGGCTTACTAATCGCCAACTTTGATAAGGTAAAAAAAGCGGTTAATGATGCATCGAAAAAGTTTGATAAGTTAGGAACAACATTAAAAATCGTTCTGTTTCCTATTACGGCAATTATTGAGGGTTTCAAATTAATGAAGAAAGGCTTACAGGCTTTCGGACTTGTTGAAAGTGAAGCAGAAAAACAACGAACTGCAAATGCAGAAGCACAAAAGAAAAGACACGATGAGCGCATAGCACAGATAAAAGAAGAGATAAAAGAAATAGAAAACACTATAGCGGTAGAACAAAGAAAAAATAGCGTATTAAATCAGATATATGAGTTAAGAAAGAAAAACGCTAAAGATACTAACGAGTTAAATTCTATTGAACAACAACAAAGGGCAGCTAATTTAAAATTGGTAGACGATGAACAAGAGGTTTTTGTAAATAAACTTAAATTAACGAATAAAAGGTATAGAGAAGAACAGGCGAAGCAGTTAATAATTATTAATCAAATGCGAGCCAAAGGGCAAAAGGTTAGTCAAGGAGTGCTTGACAGGAGAGCAGAAAAATATGCAGTCATTTTAGAGAATGAAAGAAATTTAGAGTCTGGGAATTTATTAGCGTTTCAAAAGTTTAATATAAAAAGAGAAAACATAAATAACGCTTTTACTGACAATGTAGAAACTAACAACCAGAAAAAAATTGATAGTTGGAAAACCTATAGAGATGAAAGACTATCTATAGCAAGACAAATAGAGGATTTGCAAAACTCACTTCTTGAAGATGGAATAGAAAAGGAACTGGAAATAAATAGAGTAAAGTTTAGAATACTTCGTGAAGATGCTAAAGGCAATGCAGATGAAAAAATAGAATTAAGAGCGTTATACACAAGGCAAGAAGAACAGGCAGAAGATGAAATAAGAAACAAATTTAGGCAAGAATCTTTAGACAAGGAAATACAATTTTTTGAAGATAATAAATTGCCTTTAATGGAAGCGCAAGCGGATAAGGAAGTAGAGGTAGAATTTAATAAATACGCTGAATTAGGCAAAATACAAAAAGCAGCCTTTGATAAAGAAAAGAAAGAAAGAAAAATAAAAAACGAATTTGCTTTACAATCTACTGTAGATGGTCTAAATGTTATATCTAATGTAGCAGCATTATTTGCAGGTAAAAGCGAAAAGGCAGCGAAGAGAGCGTTCCAAGTGCAAAAGGCAGTAAGTATAGCACAAGCGACAATAGATACTTATAAGAGTGCAAACGCAATATTTGCGAGTACGGCAGCTAATCCTATTACTATACTTAATCCATCTGCACCATTTATAGCCGCAGGAATTGCCGTAGCAGCAGGACTTGCGAATGTGGCTACAATAGGAAGTCAAAAGTTTCAAGGCGGAGGTGGAGATGGTGGAGGTGGTCAAGAGTCTGCTCCAGATTTAAGCGGAGGCGCACCAAGTTTTAATGTCGTCGGAGATTCTGGAATAAATCAACTCGCCTCACTTCAGCAGCAGCCTGTTCAAGCTTTTGTTGTTAGTGGAGAAGTAACAACGTCACAGGCTTTAGATAGAAATAGAGTCGAAAATGCAACACTTTAAAAACAATTAAGTTAATATAGTATGAAGATAGTAGAAATGATAATTGATGAGTCAGACGAGACAAGTGGAATAGAGGCGATAAGCCTTGTAGAAACTCCTGCAATTGAAAGCAATTTCATTGCACTAAATAAACACGAAACACTTTTAAAAGAAGTAAACAAAGAAAAGCGAATACTGATGGGCGCTGCTTTGATTCCAGATAAAACTATTTTTAGACGTTCAGAAAACGATGAAGAGTATTATATATTCTTTAGTAAACAAACAATAAGACAAGCGAGTGAATTATTCTTTAAAAAGTCTAATCATAAAAACGCTACTATTGAACACAAGGATAAACTAAAAGATGTCACTATAGTCGAGAGTTGGATAATCGAAGACAAGTCGAAAGACAAGACTGCACTTTATGGAATGGATTTACCTGTAGGTACTTGGGTTGTTAGTGCGAAGATTGATGACGAAGAACTATACAACAAAGCGAAGTCTGGAGAGATAAAAGGCTTCAGTATTGAGGGTTACTTTGCAGACAGATACGATATGAGTAAAGACGATAAAAAAACGGAAACAATAAACAAACTAAAAGACCTATTAAAATGAATTTAAGAGAAAAGATTGAAAAAGATATTACTGACAAAGTAATGACAAAGTTAGCTTCTGAAAAAGTAGAACTTGGTTTAATAGATGACTTTAAAAATCAAGCAAAAAAAAGTTTTGGTGCGTACACAAAAGCAACAAGACAAGTTGAGGCACTAAATAAAAATGCCAACAATACACTTGCAGCTTTAAACGAAGCAGGAGCGCAATTAGTCAAAATAAACCCAAGATTTCAAGATATTGAAAAAGCTGCAAAAGATTTAGGTTTAGGCTTACCAAATGAAGTTAAACAAGAGATGCAAATGGTAAAAGCACAAATAAAAGAAATTGATGCAGAAATCAAAAGAATAAAAAAACTTGCCTAAATAAACACGAACTATGCCTAAAAAGAAAGTACAAAGACCACAAGCACAAAGCAGTCCAAAGAACTCAAAGAAAGCGTGTTTATGTGAAGATAATACATACAGTAAAAAGTGCTGCGATGGTAGTGTTAGAGCGCAAGGCATAGGAAATATTTAAGTGAAAATCGAACAAAGAATAAACAATAAAGTTACTATAGTATGGAAAGACTAAATAGAATATTTGCTGAATGGGCAAAAGACGAAAAGAGAACGGAGTTAGCTTCTGAAAAAATTGAACTTAATGCGGTAAAAGATTTTGATTCGTCTTTTAATAAGTTTTATAAAACTTACGATATGGATGTTTTAAATTTAGCGGTTAAAAATGCAATAGATAAGTTAAGAAAAAACTATCAAGACTCTGCAGGTAGTTTAAGTATTGTAGATAAGAATTATCAAGAATTAAGAAAAGCAGCTATGGATTTAGGCGTAGATGTTCCACCGAAGCAAGGTCAGATGTACAAGGAAGTTTTAAGATTTATGAAAGAGGGCTCTGCTATTGTAAAAAAATACAGATAAAAACACGAATAAATAAATACGAATAAATAAATAACAATGAAAGAACAATCTATATTAAACAAAGTAAGGGAACTTCTCGGAATGGAGATTAAGCTTGAAGAAAGAAAGTTAGACGATGGAGTAACAAGAATCGAAGCAGACGCATTTGAGCCAGAAGCAGAGGTTTTTATTATTACTGAAGATGATCAACGAATAGCTTTGCCTATTGGAGAGTACAAGCTTGAAGATGGAATGATTCTTATAGTAGCCGTAGAGGGTATTATAGCAGAAATCAAAGAAGAAGAGGCAGTAGAAGAAGTTGTCGAAGAGGACGTAGTAGAAGAAGAGGTAGAGGCTAAAACAGAAGAAGCCGTGCCTGTTAAGAAAACTGTTGAATCTATAGTTAAAGAAACTTTCTTTACAGAGATTGAAAACTTGAAAAAAGAGAACGAAGAACTTAAAGCTGAAGTTGAGCAACTTGCAAAAGTAGAAATCAAAGAAGAGGCGAAAGCAGAAGCCAAAGAAGAAACTGTAGAACTTTCTAAAGAGGATGGA